AGCATAAGGAGAATCAATACCTGGTAATTGAATTGTTTCGTTTAGCCCAGCAAAATACCCTTCAAATGTTTCTAATTGCGCTTGATTAGCTAGTAAATTAAATTCCAAAGGAGTTATATATCCTCTTTGTTCTTTATTAGCTATTGCTAAAACTCTTTGATACACTGTGTCTACGTTTACCATAATTTCTTTTTAATTTGTAGTTTACGATCGCCCCGTAGGGCGACCGCTCTACAGTTAGATTATTTTAATCTTTTTTCTATATTTGCATATATTTCCATACCTTCATCAGTTTTAAACCAATGCGCTAAAGCTGTATATGGATGCTCTTCAAAAGGAACAGTAAATAACTTTCTATCTGTTGATCCCCAACTAAATGTTCTTTGGTCTCCAGATAATTTTATAATACCTTGTTCTCTTGCTTTTATACCAACGTTTCTAAGATGTACGTTTTCATCACTTACTAGTTCTAAGAATAAAATTGGATTTTTCTTAGCGAATAGTAGCAAATCTCTTCTAAGTTCTTTAGAACTCATCTCAGACACTTTAGAACCGCTCTCTACACGCATAACTGCTTCTGCTGTATCTATATCTAAATCTCTAGCAGCTGTTAACGCATCGACTTCTAGTTCTAACCAATCTACTTCGTTTTTAGCTATTTCAACAGGTTTATGCTCTTCAAATAATTTATCTCTATGAGGATGATACAACGATAAAAGTTTTTGTAAAACTACTTTATTTTTAGGAACATATAGTTGTCCGTTTTGGAAAATAATATGCTCTAATCTTTGTTCTCCCTTCATTTCATCAACGAAGCAAGTTCTTTGGTTTTTAGTATATTTTAACTCTCTTTCAAATCCTTTTTCTTCGTCAAAATAATATATATTACTTCCTCTTATTAAATATGTTAATGGTGCTCTACCATGTTTTAAGTAATACATTCTATCTTTTATAACCCAATCATTTTTAGGTTTTATTTCTGGTTGCTCTTCAACCATTACAGTTTCTTCAACTGTTTCTACTTGAGGTACTTCTACCTCTTCTTTTTTTGTTTTCTTTGCCATAATATAATATATAATAAAATTAATAAAAATAAAGGGCCGAGGCCGAAGCCTCGACTCTTTAAAATATAAGTACTAGTTCATCAACATAAAGTTGTTAGCACCTTGTGTAACTAAACATCTCTCAGATAAGTAGTGTACTTCCATAACATCTTTTCCAGAAGTTTTTGCACCAACAGAACCTGTAACCCAAGTCTTCATTTTTCTAGACTCAGTTTCAGAAGCTCTATATCTTACATGTAAGAATGGTCTCTTAAGATTTTTACCTAATTGCTCGTCATAAACTGAAGATACACCAGCAGGAATAACAACACCTCTAATTGCATTAACCGTGTCATTTAAACCTCCTCTTGTACCTTTGTCGTTTAAGTATTTGAAATCAGACTTGTAGAAATCATAAGATCCACGTCTGAAACCAGAGAATCCTAAGTTAAGCGCCATTTCTTCTTCGTTATCAAAAACTCCGTAAGAAGTACCTCCAGCTCCATAAGAATTCATAGAAGCTAACATGTCATCCATAGCTAGAGACGTAGCTCTATTTACAAACATCATGTTTTCTTCAATAGCTCCATTAGCATCGAAAGTCGCTAAAATAGCGTCAAATTCAGCTAAATCAGTAGCAGCGTTAACACCAGTAACACCAGTAGTTTGGTGACCTCTAGTAGTAATAGCTTTGAATAATCCTTCAGTACCATCACCATTAGCACCACTATCAGTACCACCAATTGCACCAGCACCAGCTACAGAAAGTTCTGCTTCTAGCATAGTCATTTCTAAGTAATCAGAAAAACGAGCTCTAGTATCACCTTCAGCTTTTAAGTACCATAAGTAACCGTTTTGTCCTTCTTCACCAGAAATTTCAACCCAACCAATAGCAGAAGCGTCAGAACCTGATACTTCGTAGTAATCTTTCATGATAAGGTGTTTATTCGAGTAAGATTTGAACTGAGGAGTGTTAGCAGAAGATCTAGCAGCAGTTCCTTTTTCAAATTCAGAACCAATAACTAGTATTCTAATTAGTCCAGCAGTTGTAGCAGTAGAACCTAAAGCTGTAGCCATATTAGCAGCGCCATAAGATAATACTCTAATTTCATCATCGTCATCACCATCAGGATCTACACCAGATACATAACCTTTAGCAGTAGCACCATCTAAAGTCATAATAACCATATCTCCAGCTCTAATACCGTGATTAGCACCAACAGAATTTCCGTCAACATCATTAACGATAATGTAAGAATTGTTACCATCTTTGTAAGTTGCAGTATAACATAAATGTAATCTACCTTGCTCTGACCATACAACTCTATCAGCAGCAGAAGCTTCTTCAGCTCCTACTTGAGCTAAGAATCCTGCGATTGTTCTTTTACCATAGATCTCAGCTTCTTTTTCCATAAGATCTGGTAAGTATTGTTGCTCCCAACCTGTTGAACCTCCTGCGAAGTCAATATAGTTTGAAGACAACGTTTGTTTCCTTGGAGCAGCATCAATACCACTCGCACTTGTAATTGCCATAATTTTTTAATTTTAAATTTGTTATTTGTTTTTGTTTTTGATTTTAAACTTAAAACCTGAAGTGCTATCGTCGTTTAATACTTTGAATTTTAACCCTCCATCATTAGTAGTAGCCCCGTGAGATTCTCTTGGAGACATATCAATGTTTTTAGATTTTGACATACTGTCTTTTAATGCATCGGCCTTACCTTGTTCGTAAAAATGTTTGGCAACAGCATCTGAATTCATTGCAGTAAACAAAGATTTATGATAACCTCTAGCATCTTCCATTTGACTTTTTTCATTCAAAAACTTTTTGACGAAATTATTTATGTCGCTTTGGTTTTCTTTTATTTTACTTGGATCTTTAACGTTAAATCTATACTTTTTGTCTCCAACATTATATTCAAAACCTTTGAATTTTTGATCGAAAACTTCGTTAGTTTTATTTAAAAATCTGTCTTTTGCTTGAGATTGAATCTTTTTATTTTGTTCAGATTCTTTGTTGTATCTATTGAAGAAATCCATAGCTTTTTTAGCATCAGGTGTTAACCTTGACCCAGCTTTGATATCTTCATAATATTTGGACTTTAGCCCGTCCAAGTGGCTTTTAGCGTCGGCAACTTGCTCTTTTAGCGCTAATTTTTTTCTTTTAACTTCTCTTTCCTCATCTGACTCTTCATCATATGAAAATTGATCTTCCATTAAAAAATCTATTTCATCTTCTTGTAAATGAGGTTTTGTTGTTTTATAATATTCTTTTAATAAACTTTGATTATCCATGTCTGAATAATCTTTGTTTAACTTAACATAGTCATTTATATCTCCACCAGTATCTTTCATAAACGCCATTAATTTTTCAACGTTTTTTGGAAGTTCTATATTTGATTCAGCTAGTAATGGAGTATCTTGTACAATTTCTTCTTTTTCAGTTTCGACTAATTCATCAGTTACTTCTTGTAACGTAGGAGCCTGTGCTTCTGTTTCCGATTGTATTTTTTCTTGTTCTTGTGTGGGCTCGGTACTCTTAGACTCTGCAACCACTCCGCTGTTGTCAGCGTTATCTTTTTTAGTTTCATTTTCTTCTGGTTTTAATGGTTTTGATAAGTCTACTTTAATAGTATCACTTATTTGTTCAAATTTTTTAGGTTTTTTCATTTTTAACTTTTCAACGCTTTCGTCTACTTTTGGTTGTTCAGTAATTGTCTCTACTGTTTCTTGTTTTTTCTTTGCCATAATATAATATAATAATAGTTAATAATTTGTTTATTTAGGTTCAAATGCTCCTAACCGCATGCCTCCACCAATTACGTCATTGCCAGAAGATTCAAATCCTTTAGTCTTCATAACATTAGCCGCTTTTTTATCTTCCATTCTTGACTCGTGTTTATTTTTAGCCATTTGGTTTTTCTTATCTTTCTCTCCTTTTATTTCTTCTTTAGAAGTTTCTTTATCTTGAAGCATTCTTATTTCCATCTTTTTCATCTTCATGTTCAAGTCAAACTCATGATCCATTAACATTTTCTTGACCTCTGCCTCCGCGTGTAATGTTCCTTTTATAATTTCTCCTTTTTGAGTTTCTAATTGGATTTCATTTTGTAAAGCAGCTTGAGATTTTTGCATCTCAGCCTCTGCAGCTGCTTGAGTTTGCTGAGCATTAGCCTCTGCCTGTGCTTTCATGTTCTCTTGTTGCATTTGCTGATCTTTTTGCATCTTCTTTTTTCTACGTATTTTTAAGAGTTGATTTGCTAGTTTTATGTTTTTAATCTCTCTTAAGTCAATAACGTCTTCTAGATCTATTGTTTGTTGAGACAACGCAGTTTGTATGTTATTTTCTAATAGTTGTTTTTCCTCTTCATCTGGAGCCAACTCTAAAAAGATACCAAAATCATAAAGATGGAGATTTTTCATTTCTTGAAGAGTAGCAACATTGTGACTGCCTATAGCTTGAATAAAAGCGTTTGCTGTTGGTGAGTATTCTAAAATATCTGATATTCTTAAAGAAAGTTGTTCACATATTTCTTGAGTTAAAAATGCCCCTCCTTGTAATATATGTCTAGTTGCTGTATTAGAATTTGCCGCTGCTAATTTTTGAACCCCTACTAAAGCCTTTGGATCTGGTGTGCTAGCGTCAGTAGCTTCGTTTAATCCGGTTGTATCTCTAATCATCTGTAAGTAATAATTATACGTACCAATTAAAGATTGCATTTTAGCACCGCCTCCTGATTGTATTTCTTGAATAGGTATTTTACCTGGATTTCCAGCTCCATCAGCAGTCATGGATCTACCTATAATACTACCTGTTTGGAAGAACATATTTAAAGCTTCCTGTGGGTTGTAATTAGTTCCATTTCCTAAATCAATCTCAGCTAAACCATCGGCGTCTAAATAAATACCATCTGGTATCATACGAGACATTACTTGTTGTAATTTTAAATGTGTTAATTGAATCATGTCAGCAAAACCAGTAATTCTACCTACTAAAGACTCTATTCTACCTTCGTACATTCTAGGAGCTACTATAGAATAATTCATCGTAACTTTAGTAAAATCACTCTTAGGACGCATCATGTTCTTTGCTTTGTTCCACTTTAATAATCTTTCTGTACCTAAAATTAAAGCCCCTTCATATAAGCACTCTATTTTTCTTCCTATTTTTTCAAACGCTAAATCTTCTCCTATAGGAGGATTAAAACTATCATCTTTTTCTATTAATTTTTGTAATCCAGCTGGAGTTTCTTTTACTTTGTAAACTTCATTAACAAAAGTTTTATAATTAAAATAAAGGATATCTATTTTATTTTTATCTTCATCTACATTGTGCCCACGACTAGAACCATATCTATGACTGTATTTATAGTTGCTCTCAGTAATCTCTTCTAATTCAGAAAGCGTAAGATCTGGAAATTCTTTTATTAATTCATTTATAGGGATTGTTTTAACTTCACCTACGTAATAAACATCGTCAAAATAAGGAGATTCTGTATACGAATATACTAAATTTGCAGGGTCAACATAATCTATAGTAACTCCCTCTGCTGTGTTAAAACTAGTTTTAGACGCTGCTATACCACAAACAGCTAAATCATATATTAGTCTTTTTCTAGTTAGATCATATTTATTACCTTCTAATAATACGTTTATAGCTTGTTCTTCTGCTATTTCAACAGACTGCTTGTAGTTTAAAGACATGTGCAAATCTAATTCTTCTTGTGTCTCTGGAATCTCTTCTTCTTTATTTTCCTTAAGATCCATGTTCATTAGGTTTTTAGCCATCTGATCGAACTCTTGAGCTTTCATGTCGTTCATTATGCTCTCCATATATGCCGTTCTTTTTTCTACGCCATATGGATCTTGTGTATATGCTTTTATTGAATATTGCCTTTCAGATATACCGTTAACTACGATATCAACGAACTTAGGTATAATTGGAACAGGTTTCCAATCTAAGTTCAAATAACTTAAATCACCATTTATAGATAATTCATCTTTATATTTTTGTATTGATTGTTCTCCTCTAGCGTATAGTCTTAATTTATGAAAATTATTAGTATGGTTATAATATCTATTATTTCCATTTCTTTCTCCATCAAACCATTCAGCCTCTATAGCTTGTGCTACTTTTAATCCATAGTCTTGTGATGATTTTTCGTTATCACTAACTATTTGACTTGGGAAATTATGATTACCTCTCATATTATTTTTTAATTAATTTAGATATACCACCTGTGTTTGAATATTTAGCGATATTTATGTTTAATTTTGGTTTTTCAATATTTGCGTTTGGTGTGTATAAATGTCTATTACAAGCCATTATTGCTAATCCAGAACTAATACTTGCGTCAAATTTAGTTCTTTTAGTTATATCAAATTTACTCCAATCATTTAAGGTTCTATTAAAGTATATATTTCCATAACTATCGCCTCCTAAGTGTCCAACATGCTGCTGTATATACATTTCAATCGCTGCTGCGTGGGCTTGTTTTATATCTTCACTTGAATTAGGTATGCCACCTATTTCTTTTTCTGTTGTAGATAATTTGTTCCACACTTTGTCTGGTCTATTCATGCTAAATCCTCTATAACCTCTTCTTCTTAAATAGTACAATAGTCTAGGTTTGTTATTCTCCGCAAGTATTGGCATACCATAAAATACTAACGACATTAACACGTCTTCAAAAAAGATCTCAGCGGTTTGTGGTCTAGCTATATATTCTAAGAAAAAATGATTCGGAGGAGCGTCTTCCATGCTAAATTTAGTTAAACCATGTAACGCACCATTTGACCCTCTTCCATCTACTGTTCCTGATATATCATAACTATCACAACCAAAAGCCCCCATGTGTTCATTAGCTGGATACTTAATACCATTTTTTACAATAATATTACTTTGCATATGTGTTGGTGGTGTCCAACTTATCTTAAACCTACCTTTTGGATCTGGGTAGAATATAACTTTAGTATCTTTTATTCCATTAACCCATTGAAAATTACCAGTATTAACATTTGCCGCGCTTGTTGCTTCTTCGTTATAATCTATCTGCTCATATATTTTAACGAGATTAAAAATACTATTTTTAGTTTCGTCTCTAAACGCGTGTTCTTCTGTTCTTGGAAACTGTCTATAAAACTCATTTAAAGCATCGTGATCAGATTTTAATCCTTCTGCTTCGTTGTTCCAGTGTTCTATTATGCCTATATCTATTAGTTCGCCGGTTGGGTCGAGTACATCATGATCTGGATTATCGAACACTGGATATCCGTGTTCATCAATAAATCCTTCGTAGTTCCACTCCATTGGGATAAAAAGAGAATATAAACCAGACTTTGTTTGTCCATTACGATTTCGTGATGTGACATTTGAAGCATTGTATAGTTTTTTAAAGTTATCTCCACCTTTGTCTAGGGCGTTGGAAGTTGAGCCCATCATACATTTACCTATAATTCTACTACCTAATCTTAAACATGTTTTAGTTACTCTCCAATTGTTTAGTATGTTATCAGGTCTCTCCCATTTACCACTTTCGTCATGTACTAGTAAATTCAGTTTTTCCCCATCGTAACTATTGTCTCCAGTGTTTTTCCAGTCGATAGTTGTGTCTAATCCTTTAATATCTTCGAGGCGTTCGTTTGACGTGATCTTTTTTCTCGTAAACTTACTAGCGGGAACACGATAAGCCAACTCGGATTTTGGACGATCCATTCCATCTTGTATAGGTTTAAAAAAGAA